TGCCTGTGGTGCTGAAGTTTTGAGAGGCATTGAAACTGGCTGCATTTACATTGCCAGTTGCTGAGATTTGATCACTGCTGTTGATGTTACCGCCGGTGACGTTGCCAGTGGCACTGATACCAGCAGAACCTGCCGATACAGCACCTAAACTTATGATGTTACCACCGGTGATATTACCAGTAACTGTGGCCAAGCCACCACTTATCAAGTTACCACCAGTGACGTTGCCAGTGGTACTGGTCAGTCCTGAATTTAAGATATTGCCAGAGCTGACGTTGCCAATCACACTGGCATTGCCACTTATGTAAGCATTACCAGTCACAGCAAAAGTGTGCAAAGGTGCAGCATTGGCAATGCCCACGTTGCCTGATGCGCCAACCACTGTGATTCTTGTGGTGGGAGTAGCAGTGCTGCCAGTTTGAATTTGAATATTGGCATTGCCATCTGTATCAGCGTAAACTGCTTGAATTCTTGCTGTGACCCTGGCGGCGGCACCTGTAGCATCTGATGTATACCATTCTATGGCACCAATGTTTGCACCCAATGTGGTCACAGCAGTGTTAGAATCTTGAAATCTAATCATCTGACTGGTTGTGGCGCCAGTTGTTTGTGTCAACACAATGTTGCCTGTGGCAACAGTTAAATTACCACCAGTGACATTGCCTGTAGCCGAAACTTGCCCTGCGGTGTTGATATTACCGCCAGTGACATTGCCAGTGACACTTTGTAATCCAGTAATGAATTGACCAGTGGTGGCAAAAACTGCTACATTGCTCACAGCACCAATTGTGATGTTGGCGTTGCCGTTGACAACGGGGATTTCCATGCTGGTGGTGCCATTAAATATCTTGTCAGCATTGATGTTGCCAGTGAGCACAGCATTACCTGTAACTGTGAGGTTGCCCACAATATTCACATTGGTACTGTCTAAGGTGACTAAATCACCTGCATTTATAGTTTGAATTGTGTAATCACCGCTGACACGTTTGACAGTTGACATTTAAAGGTCCTTTGTGTTATTTATACGGTTTAAGAAGTCTGCCATGGGCATGTGTCTTAGATTGGGCAAACCATTGAGTTCAGACAGTGTGGCTGTGGTTTCTCCTTGTACTCGATAAAAACTAATTTTTGGAAAATCTTTTACCACAGTGGCTATTTGTTTAACCCAATTTCCAGTGTATGTGGGATTTGATGAGCTTTTTTTATAAAATTCTGTGTCAGCATACACATTGTTAAATCGGTTGTTTGCAGTGGGACCCATGTCAAAACCTATTAAGTACACTGCAACATTATGATCCAACGCAGCCACTGACACTGCAATGGGTCCAGAACTGTAGCCAAAGTATTTTTGAGGCACACTTTTGGCACCAAGACCAGGCAGGGGTTTTCGAGTGTACATCAAATTTTTTTCAGCATATCCAGAATTTTGAATTTCATGGGCAATGCCTTTGTCTGTACTGATCAACACATCTGGCACAAATTCTCTGTACAATGCGTTGCAGCCGTAAACACGCCCAAGAGATTTCAACATCAACAGATCCACTGCCAATCTACTGATTCCATTACCCAAAACAAATGCTGCGCTCATAAGAAATCCTCCCAGTATGTAGCTGGGAGGACCTCATCACTTTACAAATTAAGAAGTAACGCTGGCGATTTGAGCCAGTTGAATTGTGGCGTTTTGTGTGGAAGTTGTTCCCACCATTGAACCACCGCTAACAGTGACATTGCCTTCATCTGTGAAGAAGTTGGCAACATATTGATTTTCGCTGCTTTGGATGTTGGTACCATAGTTGGTATCAGCGTAATTGCCATAAGTCATTCCGTTCCAGTCACGCACACACTTGTTGGTAATATAACTGGCATACACTGCTGTACTGTCACCAGTTGAATATTGAATACTCATGAAACCAGCGGCTGGTGTGGCTGTGTTTGACAAAACACAAACACCCATGGGGTATGCTGTGCCGTTGCCTGACCCAACTGCTGTGGCTGTAAACTCATCGCCTACGGCTGCTGTGCCGTCACCATGACCCACTGCGTTCCAGTCAGTTGTGGTGCCCACGCTGAGAATTTTGTAGGCTTGTCCCACAATGAAACTGCCTGCTGTGGTTGCAGAACCGTTGTATGTGACCAAGAACTTGTGCGAACCTTTTTGACGCACGATTCTGGCTGTGCCATAAGTGGTATTTGTGCCGTTAGACAAGGCCACATTGGCCACTGCAACGATCTCTGGATAAGTTGTACTTGCAGTGCTGTCTGTGTCACTGCCACCAACCACACCCAAGAATTCTGTGTCGTTTAGTGTTTGAACTGGTGTGTTGTATGCAGGATTGGTCAATGAACCAAAGTTTGGAAAACCTTGATCTACGTTTACTGATGCACCTGAGTTACCAGCACCAGTGTTTGTTTTTTGAATTTTAAGAGCTCTTCCCATTTTGATTTCTCCTTATAGAAGCCCAATGCGAGTTCTAGTCGCTACGCGGTGGGTTAGCGCCGCATAAAACGCAGAATTGCGTTGACTTGTATTTATAGAACAGTTAAAATAATTAACCACACTGTATATGCTGTAAATATTGCCATGACACCAAACGACTTAATCACAGACCCTGCTCAACTCATTGAAGAGGGCAATCGACTGCGCGGCGAAAATCGTCCGGATCAAGCACTGAAATGTTACATGCTGGCCATGTGCCATGATCCAGATTCTGCCGCGGCATTCAACAACTATGGCAATGTTTTACGAGAATGTGGCCAACCACGACGTGGCATACCATTTTTAGAACATGCTGCCATACTTGATCCCAGTAATGTCACTGCTAAATTCAATTTGGCTGTGAGTTATCTGATCATGGGAGACTATGCTCGTGGCTGGCCTGCTTATGAAGCACGTTGGCAGTATGAACATCTTGCTGGCACTGAGCCACAGCACCAACAACCAAGATGGCGTGGCGAGGATCTCCGGGACAAAACTATTCTTGTAGTGGGTGAACAAGGACACGGAGACAACATACAGTTCTGCAGATTTTTGTTTAACTTACATGCTGCCGGTGCCAAAATATTGTTTCAAGTCACAGATGGTATGATTCCATTGTTGGCCAATGCCAGCATCATCAACTGGGTTGGTAGATACACCGATCAACCTCCTGATTTTGATTATTGGATCCCTATCATGAGCATACCCGGAATACTAGGTATCACGTTAGACAATCTTCCCACACAAGTGCAATATATCACTGCACAAGAAACACAGGTAAAAGAGTGGCTGAAAAAATTAGGTCCTAAAAAACGCATGCGAGTGGGCTTTTCTTGGTCAGGGCGTAGAGACGCTTGGCTAAATCAACACAAAGGTGTGCCATTTGAAACCATGCTGGAGTTGGTGCGAAACAATCCTGAATATGAGTGGATCAACCTGCAGGTAGATGCCACTGATGAGGAATCGCAAGCCCTGGCCGAGGTTGGAGTAACAATGTATCCAGGAACCATTGCCAGCTTTGCTGATACTGCGGCATTGATGATGTGCCTGGATGTTGTGATTTCAGTAGACACTGCTATCACACATTTGGCAGGATCTCTGGGTCGTCCCACATGGCTGATGTTGCAGTGGTTTGCCACAGACTGGCGTTGGATGTTGGATCGTGATAGCAGTCCTTGGTACAGCACTGTGAGACTATTCCGGCAGCCCGCCATGGGAGACTGGACCAGTGTTACTCGGAAGATAGCACAATATCTAACCTGGTTCAAAGTATAATCAAAATTGCAGACAAAGAAAAAGCCCCTTTCGGGGCTTTTTCGTCCTTCCCATCCCTGGGGCGGATTCTCTGATTAGGAGAATGACAAGTTGGAAACTGCGATCTCGCCAACATAGTCACCGGCGTTGCCGAATGAGCTTGCAGTGTTGGTCAATTCGATGTAACCATAACGTGTCATGAATGACACAACTGGTTCGAATGTTGAAGGATCAAGCACAACACCACTGCTCATCAAAGGAATGTATGGGCAGTAGAATGCTGGTGCATCAGCTTCTGAAGAACCTTTGTAACCAACCAATACTGATTGTGTGTCAGCAGCATAGCTGTCAACAAACACTCTCATTGATCCGTTCAATGTACCAACAAACTTGGTGTTGGTAGGTGCTTCAAATGTACCTTCTGTAGTGCGAGCAAAAGCACTAGTTGTTGCAGATTGCAACACTGTCAGGGCAGCAGAGCTGACCACAGCGTAGTTACCAGCGCCACGACGTGTGCGTTGAGCAATCAAGTTAGCAACACGGTTAACCAACACAGCCAGTGCGGCGTGTTCGTCACCAACGAATGTTGCTGTACCAGAAACGGTAGCTTGGTTGTATGTGAACTCAGTAGCTGCCAGTGAACGCAAGCTCAAGAGAATCTCTTGGTCGATTTCAGCTGTAATCTCTTGAGCCAATGCTGCCATGATTTCTGCTTCAACGTCAATACCATGCATGGCTTGTGCGTCTTGTGCAGATTCAAATGTCCAACGAGCTTGTAACTTACGTGTTTTAGCTTCAACAGCTTGTTTCAAGATCTGTACAGAAATTTGCTTACCGCCGTTACCTTCCATTACTGCTGTGTTGTTACCAGTATAGCCAGTAGCTGTACCTTGTGTCTGTGGCACTGTGGAATATGCTGTAGCAATGGTAAATGGGCTTAACGCTTCTTGACCAGCTGTTACAGATGTAGCGGCTGCTGATGTGTCATTCAAACTCTGTGCATAACGTACACGCAAAGTGTGGATTTGACCAACAGGACCTGTCATTGGCTGTACGCCTACCAACTCGTTAGCGATAACTGTTGGCATAACACGTCGAATAACTGGCAGAATCACACGGTTTAATGTAGCGATGTTACCACTTGCTGTAGAACCAGAACTAGCATTCTCACTCAAGTACTTCTTTGTATTTTCAAGGATAACGGACATGGATGTACGCTTAGAGCCGGATAAACCTTCTAAGAGTGCGTCTTTAGTCTCGCTCCAACGACCTTCTAATAATTCTTGTGACATTTAAGTCTCCTTTTTTATTTGGATTTACAGCCCTGCCAAACGCTTTAGATCGATCACATTGCTGTTATTTTCAGCTACTTGATCTGCATCTGGACTGCGGGCAGATTTATCGCCAGTGGCTTCAGATAACGAT